GCTTCATTGGAATTCCCTTTTTCATATTATTTAAGGCTTCTAAAAATTTCATAAAATCCTCTCTTTCTGCTGTTTCAAGGACAGCTCCTTATTAGCGAAAATAGCAATTTATCACCTGCTATTGGTGGCACGGTTACTGATATAGGTATTGCCACCACATCCTATACGGCTCAGAAGGACGGATGGATTAATGTAGTTGCCAATTCGGACAGCGTTGACCATTGTTTTGTAGACTTGTCTGTTGACGGATATCGGAGCCGCGCAGCGATTGTCGGCGCAGCCGGGACCGGGTTGGTTAATGGATTGCCACTTAAATCTGGGCAGACTGTTACAATCACCAAAGGCCGCTCAACTATATCTACAATTAAGTTTTACTCTGTCTAAATGATTATTTATAATACTTTCGGAAAAATTGCAAATAGATGGAAGTAAGTTTTTTCGAAAGTTATCGTAATATCATTTCCAGATACAGCGACAGACGGAACGCTACTTGAGAAACCATTGTTATATAATGTAACTATAGGATTTCCCATGTGATAGGCATAGGATGCAGATGATATATAATCGTATTTCACACATACCAAGAGCATATCACGATTTGGTAATGTTATAGTTGCTGGTGTACGAATATACATAAGACTTACTTTATTATCTAATTCCTCTAAATTGCTATCTATGCTATCTTTTACCTGCTTAAGGTACGCGCTGGATGGGACCTTATTTGTAGCCGTGGACTCTGTCTGCACGATATCAGTCTTTGCCACATAATCCGCCAATTTCGTGGTAAGGGCTGTATTGCTTACCAGCTCCAGGGCAACCTTACGGGCCAGCGCATCCAGCAGGGCCTGGGCATTACTGTCCGCTCCGGCAGCCACGACAATCCCCTGTGTATCTGTTGCCTTGACGGATGTGGCCGTCCCGTCAAATTCCGTAACCCCTGCACACTGTTCTGCATAACCTTTAGCTGCCTCGCAGTATGCCTTTGCATTGTCTTTTGCATCTCCTTCTTCCACACCGCCAACCGCATACCGCTGTGACTTGCTTGCATAATATTTTGCATTATTGCCTTCAAATCCGGTGCCTCCGATGGCCCAGCCCTGCGCCGTACCGGCCGCCTGTTCCGCTACACCTTTGGACGTCTGCGCATCCAGGGTATACTGGCGGATGGTGGACAGGATGGTCGGTTCCAGCTTGGCAAGGGTGATTTTTCCGTCTGGTATGTCCGCAGAGATGTTTTTTCCGTTCGCGGTTATCCTGATGGTATCCGTGGAGGAAAACGTGTACGTGTCGATAAACTTACTTAGGGATACCTTCTGTTTGGTCCCGTCAGCCAGCTCCAGCACAAAATTGTCACCCTCCAGATAGCAATTGAGCGCAATCTTTTCAACGGCTGTATCATGCGTAAATGTGGAGCCATCAAAGCGCGTGAAGGTCATGATTCCTGTAGTATCATCCATGGTAAAATCAATGATGACGTTAGCCATATCCGCAGCATCTGCCTTGTCCTGGGCCAGAAGGAGGATACGGTTATCCATTTCATTAATACCATCCTCAATGTGGTTCAGGTGCACCTCATTGATTGGTGATTCAAGGCTCGGTTTATTCCGCCAGGTAAACGGAAAATAGTATTTAGTCAGCGCTGTCGCCGCCCTGCCCATCCTGCTCAGTAGTCCCATGTCCATCACTCCTTTCCTTAAGATAATTCTCCAGCGGCTGCCCTGTCTCCAGTAATGTCCCTATTGTTGCTATCTTCCGCGCCGCCTCCACCCCTTTGAATTCCAGGGAATTTATTAGATTTCCAATCACCAGTATATCCTTCTGGCTATACACTACTATATCTTTATCCTTATCAGTTGGCATATACCACATCCTCCAATCTTATAATCCTATTATACAGGGCTTGTACTGAGCCAGCCAAAGGTGACGTATAGTTTGGGTAAGGAAGGCTATAGAATCCATCCTTTTCCCCATATAAGGGCAATGTTGATTCTAATTCTATTACTTCCTGCGCAATGAAACCCATATCCACTTTATCCGTCCCCTTAATGCAGAAGGTTACTGGGCGCAGCCCCAACACCACTCTCAGAGCCTCCTCCGTATCAATTGGCATTATATTATATTTCAACCGCTTATCACTCCACCATTGCCCTGCTCTGCTGCTATATATCTGTGTACATTCAATATCGTCACCATACACATCCCTGCACACGATGTCCCCCATCTCTGTTGTACCATTCACTGTCAGGCGGTCAATATTAGCATTTTGGGCACTGAGTGTACTACAGCCAATTGTGCTTGTGTTGGTTGTACCAGAGATGTCTGCCATTATCAGTTTTATATTCTTTGCAACCACCCCGCCTGAGGCATCCCAAGCAAGGTTCCCGTTAGCAGCACCACCGGAACCATCTTCATTGACATAAAAGTTGCTGCCTTTAAAAATAAAATGCCCGGCCTCCATAGTGATACATGACCCGGCCTTATTCACCTCCAGATTGATGGAGGCTACCAAATCCCCACGGCTTACTTTGGCTTCAATCTGTCCGGCCAGAACACTTATGCTGCCGGCCAATTCCACCTCCTGGTCCGTGGCCCGCTTAACTTCTGCGGTTATCTGGTCAGACACTACCTTTAATTGGGCCGTGGTATGCTTCTCCAGGTCCGTCACCATAGCTGATACCTCGTCCACGTTACGCACTATAACGGCTGTCTTTCCCTTAAGCTGGATAATCTCATTTTGTATGCCAAAGCTCTGTCCCTGTGTCTTGGTCCCCTTAGCCTCCACGGTATCCATCATGGCTTGTATGCCGCTCATGGTCCGGGTAAGCACAAATGTAGCTATCTCCGTGTCCGTAGTGATTGCCCGCAGGCCGTCTCCCACCTCTATCCAGGGCATTGCGTAGGATACTATCTTAGCCGGCCGGTATGTCTTGCCAGCAATGGAATCATATATGGACCAAGCCAATTTGGTAAGGTCAGCACTCCCCAGGCCATAGGCCAAAAAGTTACCCTCCACTATATAAGCGTTGCTGCCGGAACCGACCACGGCGCCTATATCCCCATCTTCCTGCCGGATTTGCACCCGGTCAATCCCATCAATCAGATAATCCTCATAGGTGATAGTTTTATAATACTCCAGCTCCTCCGCCGCAGCCCATCCAGACTGCGGATACAGGTCGTCTCCAGGATACAGGGTATCAGACGGATACAGGCCGGTATCCTGCAGGCTGATATACGTCAACATGCCAGTGCGGTCAAAGTGGCCGAACACACCATTAATCTCACAGATAGCCTTAAGCACATCCCGGCCGCACAATGATTCAGGGCTGATAGTCTTGCCGACCACCATCTCGTCATTGATTAGCACTGTCTGCTGCTGTGGTACTCCTATGTGCTCGCATAGACTGTCCCGCAGCTCCTGGATGGTATGCGTGGTATCGTCTGTGGGGTACATTGAATGGTACCAGTCTGAGACATCCACATCAAACTTAATCATCCGGTCATAGGCCATGATTTTATGCTTTCTGCGGTCAGCCTGCCGTACTACGCTATCAACTACATAGATGCCATAGGCCATCTTATAATCACCTATACTCAGCGTGGCAGTAAACTCCTGGCCCTCAATCTCCTCATCTACATCGGCTACTGTAACCACAAACTTAGCCGCCTCGCAGCTTCCCCAGACAATGTTACTCCCGGAGGACAGGTTTTCGGTAAGGCTCAATGTCTCCGCACATATCTGTGCCATTGGGATGGTCAGCCACGGTGTCCCCGCGTCGGATGGATACAGGTTATCGGCTGGGTACAGGTCATTTGCTGGATACAGTGTATCAATCCCACCATTAAAAAAAGACAGCTCCAGATGTCTCACTGTCTCCGTCCTGTTGTTGTCTCCACGGCATCTCTGTTTCACAAACTCTGGTACATCCAGCACCTTACCACCTCCTTAATACTCAATTAGTGCAATACGGATGGGATTATATCGTATATCGTTTTCGCTGGCGTCATAATACGGGAATTGGATGTCTGGTACGTAAAAAGTCCCTGTAACATACGCGTTCCTCTCATCGTTCCAGTATTCTACCTCCATGGTCACACGGTCCGGGAAATATGATTGCATCCTTATCTTATCAGCCAGATGCATAAACGGAGTAGACCACTCGATTTTTGTTCTGGTATGCGGAAGCACATTCCGGTGTAGTATCCCATATCCGTCCTGGTAGGAATCTTCATCCTGTCTCTGGTCCGGGGTTGCATTGTACGAAGCGTGGGATATGAAGTCCATAGGAAACTCTCGTCCATCGAATTTTAATAGCCAGCCTTTGTATGCAGACATAAGTACCACCTCTTTCTTGGCATAATAAAAGCACCCGGTTCCCCAGGTGCTATAAATCGTTAAATAATGTTGTTTTTCTTCATGTATCCCAAAGTAAGCAAGGCATTTACTCCTATAAAGACTTCCATAAGCAAATATGCTGGACTAATTTTTATCGAATCAAGACATACCATTAATGCTATAGCATATGGAACAACCATACAGAAAGCCAACACCTTATTCCTCAGTTTTATTGCAAGCAATCCTATTATTACTGCCACAAGAATACCCCATGACACGATTGTGGCATTCTTATTCCCATTTATTCCGCCTTGGCTACTCAGAACCCCAATCAGCATAAGTATTCCTATTGTTCCCAAAGCAACATTTAATCCTTTTACTAACTTTATTTTATCCTTTTTATCAGATAATATATTTCTTTCATCCTGCTTTACATTAAGTGGATATCCACATCCGGGACACTTCACGGCCTTATCGCTAATTTTCTTTTCGCATTCTGGGCATTTAACTAATGACACAATAAATTCCCCCTTCTTTATTATGATGTATTATATCAAAAAAGAAGGGGGATGTAAATAATTATGTTAATCCCAATTGTTTTCCGGTTTGCTTCCTATAATCAGATGCACCCGCTTTCCATAGGTCAACCACATCGTCTTTATTCACTACTGGTTTTGCAAGAATAGCCCGTAAAAGATTATTCTGTTCGCGTAATAATTGGTTCTGTTCCGCATTTGCTGCATACACCGCTGTTGCAATACCATCCGTAATTTGGTCTTTATTGGCTACTGCAGTTCTTCTGCCAATCCGCCCAACCATTTCCGGACCCGATTCGCTGGCAATGAAAAGCTGTCCTCTGTCAGGGAAACCTCCACTTGCAAATGTAGGTATCTTTCCGAGACTAATCTCTCCGCCTTCATATACCGTCTTGCCCATCACTGTAATTGGGTCAATCGTAAATGTAAGCTTCTCATTTAACCATTCGGCAAAATCATTCCATATCTGTTTGGCTGCATCTACCGCAGCATTAAATGCTGCCTTAAATCCTTCCTTTATTCCATTAAGGCCGGATGTCCACTTCTCCTTAGTAAACCACTTTGTGACATGTTGATTCCACCAGTTTTGAATATCTGTTTTCCATTGCAGTACAGTTTCGTCCCACTTTGTTTTAAGGCTGATTTTAATAGTATTATATAAATCACTCCATTTCTGTATTGTAAACCATGGAGTGATATGCTGGTTATACCATTCATTAAGTGATTCTGTCCATTCTCCAAATGTAGCTCTGAACCCTTCAACAATGCCTTCCAGGATATATTGCCCATAGGGCTCCATCTCCTTTGCTGGTGAATGAATGCCAAATATATCACATATCTGATTAACTATCCATGTAAACAAATCAGCAATAGGCTCAACTAAAAATAAAAACCCAGCCGTCAGTCCTGATGCTATTCCGGCAACAATGTTAGCACCAAAGTCGATAAAATTATCTGAAGAAAAAGCTTTCTCAAAAAATCCTTTAGCAGTCCCAAGCAGAGATTTTGAAAAGCTCCAGTTAAAGAGTGTATCACCAATTCCTTTCCAGAATTTAGTGGCCCAATCACCGCCACGTATTCCATCTAATATAAGACCTATTATACCGCCAATCAAAGCACCTATAGGACCACCAAACATAGTGCCAACACCTGCACTGACAGTAATTAAAAGTCCTTCCCCCATTGCATAAAGGACACTCTCTCCAAAATTCTCTTCTATAAACGCATCTACCTTATCAATGATTTCATTTCCAATAACATCAAAAACCGGCCCGCCTACAAAACCGATTGTATAACCTGAAAACAGTAACTTTAACCCTTCAAGGGTTATGCCACCAAATAGTGCAGACTTCAAAGCAGTTCCCAATGCTTTTCCAATTCCTACAAACTTGAACCCCGCAACAGCAGCAATAATAGCTGCCTCTATAGGAGCTGCATCCAAAAGCCCCGCATACGTTGAAATGGCTGCACTAATAGCTGCAATTATAAGCCGCCCCGTTATTGCAAGAATAGTATCCCAGTCCAATGCCGCGAAAAATTCCCCTATTTTCTGTCCCACCATAAACCAGTCTGTATTTTCCAGGGCTGTTGCTATGGTATCCAACAACCCTATCGCAAATACAGAGGCGGCACTTCCAAGGGCAGAAAAATCAAAGGTCGAGAAAAATCCGTTTATTCCCGCTGCTATGGATAATCCAAAGTTGGACCAATCAAACTCTTTTCCAAATTCCAGTGCTGCATACAAGGCCGTATTGAGTGCTCCACCAATGGAATGCCCCACTTCCCAGAATAGCTCTGGAGATATAAGACCATTGAGAAACTGCGCAAAACCACGTCCGAAATTTCTTGCAGATTCATACGCATCATTCCAATTGATTTTCCGCAAGGCATCTGTGATGGCGGCGCCAATATAAGCGCCAACGGAATAATAATCCCCCACCTTAAAGGCATCAATTATTTTATTGGATATCTTATCTGCCTCGGCCTGCACATTATCCATACCAAGGTCCAGGTCTCCCAGGATACCCCCACCGCCTCCACCTCCAGCACCACCAGAATTACGGTTGGAACTTAGATTATTAAGCTCGTCAAATTTGGCAAGTTGCCGGTTCATTTCCTTCGCTGAGTTTGCCGCACTCCCCATGTTATCTGCAATGTTCCCAGAAGAACCAGCTGCGGAATCCATAGAATCTGCCACACTCCCACTCCCGCCTGCTGCATCACCAAATATAGCAACCGTAAAAGCCCGGAAGTACTCAGCTAACGTCTGCAACTTTGCAAGGATGGTATTAATAACCTGGATTACGGGCGTAAAGGCATTGATAAGGCCCTGGCCTATTGTTGCTCTCAGGGCCTCAAACTGTAGCTGCAAGATGCGTACCTGGTTGGCCCAGGAGTTGCTTGTCCTGGCAAAATCTCCTGATGCATCCGAAAGCTGAGACATAACAAACTGATACCGCAACATGACCTTTTCTTGCTCAGTCATCTTTGCTGTTGTTTTTCCAAATCCGTTATTAAGAGCGTATTGGTCCAGGGCTGTCTGGGTCATGACAACGCCAAGGTCTTTAAGACTTTCTGTCTCTCCTGTGAATATGCTCTTAAGCTTCGTGTAGGCTTCATCCTGAGAGAGATTATAGAATGATGCCACATCACCTGTAAGGCCCGTTATGGCTGCTGACATATCGTATCCGGCCTTTCCTGTTATACCGAATGACTTAGCCATAGCGCCGTATGTACCCATATACTTCTTCGCCATTGTCTCCGACAGGCCGAATGCTTTTGCTGCATCTTTTGCAAATGCATCCACCCTGCCGGACATGGCGCCGAAGGTGACGTCAACAACGTTCTGCACCTCCGTCAAATTGCTTCCCAGGTCAATACATGATTTTCCAAATGCTACAATAGCCGCAATGCTCAGTACCGATGCCAGAATAGCTCCTACCCGTTTCCAGGCGTTTGCTATTCTGGCAGTCTGCCGCTCTATTCGATTTGTTACCTGTGCCGTTTTAGCCTGTACCTTTTCCATCTGCTCCTGGTATGGCTTCGTGTATGCCTCAATGATGACCTTAAGCTTTTCAAGGGTAATTCCACTACCGTCCGTTATCCTCACCGCCTTTCTGTTCCATATTTTAAATTAGGCCGCGTTGCCTGCGCATCTCGTTGAACCTTGCGGCATATTCTCGTCTGGATATCTTTGCCTGTTCCAATGCTTCGGCTCTCTGTCGCTCCTCATAAGCTTCCTGTTCTTCGGCGAACAAGTCCGGGTATATATCCCATACATTTGGAAGCTTAATCTCATTCTTGTTGTCAAAAAGCTTCTGCATGTGTAGCCCTATAAGGTCAGATAATTGGAAGCGGGAGGTAATCTGCTCCTTAACCCTCCTCTGCTCCCTCCTCGCATATGAGCCCATAAGGTCGCGGATTTCACCCAAGGAATATCCCCAGAATTCATCCGGCCTTATGCCACAATCCAAAGCAAGAGGGTATAACTCATAAACGAGGTCGGATATGGTTACATCTCGTCCTTGAGGTCCTCCCTCTTGTCTATCACACTCTCCCTCTGGTTCTCCGTAAAAAAACCGCTCACCAACATAATCTCCATGATAACATCAACCATGAGGTCCATCTGGGTTCCGCCCTCATCTGCATATTGGTCATACAAGGCCTGTACATCCTTATATTTAACGCCGTGTTTCCAGGGCGTCATGGCTGCCTGAATCACTGTTAGCATGATTCCCAACTGTGGCAAGCCACCACTCTGCATAATCAACGTCACCAGATTACATCGGAATTTTTCTTCCAATTTACAAATCTGCTGGGTGGTAAGCTTAAGTTTGTAATCTTCTCCACCAACAGTCCAATATGCAAAAGCCTTTCTTCTTTTCTTAAGTTCATCAACTGTTTCAACCTTTTTCTCGGCCTCGTTTTCTTCGTCCATTCCAAACTGTCCCATATTCCATTATCCTCCTTATTATTCAGGGTCCGTCACGGTCAAATCGCTCTGTAATGATATAGCAAGGTTAAATTCAATCACACCATTTACTCCGCCGCCAGTTCTTTTTACGGATACCTGTCCGTCAAATTCTGTTTTAGTGCCATCAATCAGCGTTTCCTGGAATGACAATACCTCTCCCGCATCCTGTGCCGCCCTCATGATACGATATGGGCAATCGGCTTTGGAATTATCATACTTAAATTTGTATGTAATATCACCGGCATCACCAATACCATTCTCGTATTGCTTATTTTTGTCAGTCAGACAAGTATTCTCTACCTTTTCTGGTTCAATACCCATTTCCGGGATTTCTTTAAGCCCTGGAAGGTCTGTAAATGTAGAGCCTCCTGACTTCTTATATCCCAATTTCGCGCCATTAGCTAACATCCAATTCTCCTTTCTTATATGTCGTGATAGACCTCTTTGGTATTTACATCAATCACCATTTCATATCTCATCTGTTTGTGCTTTCTTCCACTTGGGTCATCCACATCCTGGCATCCTGTACGCAACAGTCCCAGCTTTTCAATTGCAGCATCCACAGCTACGGCTGCAGCAGTTGTACTTTTTCTGTGCCATATATCTATCCGATATCTAATATAGGCCTTCTGCTCTCTCATATCTGTATACTCTACAACCTTGTTATCTTCTTCCATGTACTGAATGGATAAATCCTTCTCCCAGTCTTTAGGATAACAGTCAGTTACGTTATCTGTAACAGCGAGGAGAGCTGCATACACCTCGTCCTTAACATTAATCATTACTTACACACCTTTCTTAATTCGCGCTTCAGTGCCTTTTCCATCCTTTCAACCACCTTGTCCTCATTGTTTTTCAAGGCAGGATACATAAAAGGCTGTGCCGGCTGCCCTGTGCACTGGTAAAACCGGCCATCTGGTGTATCCAGGTAAAACCAGTGATATTCTTCCGCTGCTTCTTTGTCAACCTGGCTTTCATGTATCCACCAGGGAGACATGGTATAGGCCGGACTGGCTACAGGGGATATCCCGGCATGGTTTGCGGCCCCCTTTGGCCCGGTGCCCATCTCAACATACATGGCATATGCTTTGTTGGTATACACATTCCCAATAACCCGGTCGTCCATACGCTCAGTCATGGACTTGATACTGTTTCTTAATTCACCCTGTCGGACAGGACACAGAAGTTTTGCTTCTGCTTGTATCCGTTTGGCCTGCTGTCCTACCAACCGCTCCATCTGCTGGTCACAGACCTCTTCCAGGGCTGAAAACTTCCTTTCCAGCTCCTTTTGTCCATCAATCACAGCTTTTCCACCTCCAGCGTCAGAAACCAATAGGGATATATAGCGACCACCCTGTAATCCGGCTCCGCTCCTCCGGGAACATACAGGCATATCCCATCATTGGCCGTGATGACCGGGCCGTCCTTGACCGCATAGCTTACCTTACCTGTTCCCGGTACTTCCTGATAGATTCCTTGGATTCTCAGATTTCGGATATTTGGCAACCGCTGCCCATACATCTCTGCCTGTACCTTCCCGCCTGCCGGCCACTCCTCGGCCTTAAAGGATACTGCTGGGCCATATTCCAAATATGAGCTACCCTCGCTATCCTTTTTAGGTATTGCCTCCCGGTGATGGTACGTTCCCAGCCTGCTCCGTCTTAGCCTCATACGTCTTGCCTCCTATCCTTGCCAGCCTATACCTGTCCAGCGTGTCATAGATGTGCTTTGGGGCATTATCAAAACTATATGATTCTCCGCCGCCGCTCCGGCTGGCCTCGCCCTCTGTACCCATACGGTTTAGAGCAATCACGGCCAGGTCACGTACTGCCTTTTCCAGACCTGTCACAATCTTTGTACGGCCTGTATAGGACAGCACAAAGGCTGTGGCCTCCTCCAGCAAAAGGGAGAGCAATATATCATCACTCTCCCCTGTCAGCTTTTTCAATTTTTCGATATCAGTCATCGGAACTCACATCCTTAAGAACAGCCAGTAATTCCGCCTTTGTAAGAGAATCCGCTCCTTCAATGCCCTTTTCTTTCGCCAGGGCCTTTAACTGATTGGAGGACATTTTATCAAGAGATTTATCCTCAGGCCCTATTGCTTCTGCTGCTGAATTTCCAATTTCCTTAAACCCCAAGACTTTCAGCTTGTCTGCCAGGGCACCGTCTGCAACCCGCTCCACATTATCCTTAATCAATCTCATCTGCTACCTCCTTATGCTGATGGCGCTGCATCTTTGATATTCAAATAGATGCTGTCCAGCTTATTGTCCAGCACCCAGATATCGTGGAATCTCCGGTAATCCATCTGCCATGCATTCAGTTTCTGGTTGACTGTCGGGTCAAAGATACGCATGATATCCTGCTTAGTGACTGCAATGGGTGTTGTGCGCGGGCAGATAAAAAAGTTAATATCTTTTGCCGTTGTCCCCTTGATGTAGCCGCCTTTCTCCTGGCCTGTAGTCTTACCATCATAGAGTGTAATCACTGTATACATGCGGTTGGAGGGTGTGGAAAGAATCGGTACATCATCCACCGCGGGAACTGCGGTATTGATTCCGCCTTTTGAAAATGTAGTGCTACTAATCTTACCAGACAGCTCCATCTCCAACTCCATAATCAGGTCAGGTGTCGCGTGAATCACAAGAGGCCCATTGTACTGTTCACGAACTGCTTTAATTCCCTCTTTGATTTTCCGAAGGGCCGATGTTCCGGTGGCTCCCGGTGTATAACCATAAGACACCATGCCAGCCTTCTTGGCCGCAATTGTCTCTGTTGCAATTTTACTGATACGGTAGGCGTCAATCTCGGGCACCACGAAAACGCGCTGGAATTCTCCCATGACAGCCGCCGCAGTGGTCACGAAGTTGTTTTCGTTAATGTCGATTGGGTCAAGCTGGAACTTGCGGCCTCTGTCCTGTGTCATCTTCATGGTTTCGTATTCCAAAGTAACGCCACCCTGCTGGTATCCGTTGTCCCGGTCGTAGTCCCCCAGGCCCTGGACGGACATCTTCGGGATTTTCACCTCAGCGCCTCCATTGTAAATGACCTGTCCGGCATTTGCATCCATCCAGCCTGTAACAGCCTCCCGGATTGCCACCTTATCCAAAGTATTCTGAAAAAGTGTTGCAGTTGCTAATGTGTTAATTGGCATATTCTTTTACCATCCTTTCTTAAATTCCCATCATCAGTGATTCCACCTGTTTAGCAAGGTCATCACCCCCGCCTGACGGTGCTTTCTTCGGCGCGGGTCCACCTTTAAGTTTCTCGTCCACAGCAGCCTGTACAGCCTCTTGGAAGGCTTTCTCTACTGCGTCAATTGACTTGTTGCATGACTCCGCATTCGTGTAATTAAGCACTTCTGCAAGCCCCACAGGAAGCTTCTTTTCAGCCAGGGTATTCTTGGCTTCCGCCATCAGTTCCCGGCGCGTGATGTCTGCCTCACGGGCTGCCAATGCCCTCTCCTGTTTCTGGGAAAGATACTGTGCTTTCTCCTCCTTGGTCATCTTTGCAAGTTTTTCGGCCTCTGACAGCTTATCATCAGTAAGCGCCTGCCATTTCTCCTGCGCCTTTGCAAGGGCAGTGTCAATCCCCTTCTGCACCCTGCGGTCAAACTCGGCCTGATAATCCTTGTTTTTTAGGATATCATCAAAACTCTGTGGAGAAGGGTCTGGTCCCGGCTCCGGTTTGGGGTCTGGCTCAGGTGTTGGTGCGGGGTCTGGCCCCGGTTCTGCAAAAAGCTGTAAGTTCATTTTCTGATACATTGGTTCTCTTGTTCTCATAATCTCTATCCTTTCCGCCCCAGCCTGTTCATGCGCCCAGGCCGTTGCATAAAAATAACACCCAGGTGTCACCTGCGTGCTTCTATCTCAGCTATATGTTTCCATAGGCAGTTTCACCCCGCTGCTCAGAGGGAGTGCTGACCACCTAACCTTTCTTTTTTCTTCGCTTCATCTGCTTCTCCTTCTCTTCTGCTTCTTTGTTCCCCTTGACATATTTATTATGCCACTGTTCGTATGTCATGTTAGCTGGTACTGTTTCCGCCTTACCAGTGGCTGGATTCCTGGCCCTTCGCTGCATCTGAGACAATTCATCATCTGAGATATCACAAATAGTTGTAGACCGGCACCATGGATGCATAGGAGGGCAGTTAAGTCCTGTCTGCTGCTCTGACACATTAAACCGTTTACCGTCTAATCCCCGGCACACGGTTGACGTCTTAAGGTCCAATGTTGCCACATAAATATATGTCTCAATCCCGCACTCTTCATATGACTGCATCTCCATCTGGTTTGCCAGATTACAGGATTCAGTCCGCACCAGTCTGCGTGCATTGCTGGCTCCCTGGGCATACTTATTGGCTATGGTGTCGGCCACCTCGCTGTCAGTCCGACCTGTCACCAGATTGATAAGCAGCTCCTGTTTAAGGTCCTGAGCCAGTGCCCTGGTATTATGCCAAATTCGGTCTGAGTAATTTGCACCGGACCATTTGCTGTTTATCACCCGGTCTATTGCTTTATGGTCTATCGTGGCAAAAGAAAAACCCAGCCCCGTCCGTTGCTGGATATCGAAAATGCTCTTATAATATGCCTCGTTGGCAAGGTCCACATAATGGCTGGTGCTCCTAACCTTTTCCTGCTTATAAATCTGCTGCATGGTCAGGTCAATCTGGTTCTGGAGCTGCTGGAGCCGTTCAAGCCGTGCCTGGAATGCTGGGCTTTCCAGTTCTGCAAGGATGTCCGCTGCTGTCTGCCCCCTTCCAGGCGCCCTTAATGCCTGTTTCAGCTCATCCAACGATGTCTTGTCCTTTAAGTCATTTAGCAGTCTATATGCCTCCGCGTCTGTCAAGTGATGCTTACGCTTGTACCGCTCAAATATTTTATCCAGCTCATGGCTGATATACCCGGATGCTTTTTGATACAACTTTGCGATATCGTCTGCGGTATCTTCGGCTGATTGCATATACTCAAACATCTGCCGGGCCTTACGGCGCTCCCAATAAGACAAACTGCTACTCATCTACATCACCGGTTTTCTTCTCCTTCACTGTCTCCTTCCCATCATCGGGTGGTGGAGTATTGGTCCCAATACCAAACATGGCCTGCTGCTGTTTAAGTGCTTCTTCGGCTTCCTTTTCCACTGCCTCAACCTCCGCCTCTACATCATCCACAAATGGTACCTGTGACAATAGAGTCCTCTTGCTTATCTTACCCCATAAATTAGAAATAATCTGACTGATTTCCAGTAGGTTTTTAGGCAGTGCACGGGTAAATGTCGGGATTATACCGGATATGTCAATGTTTATTGCCCTGCTCTTATTCAACCATCCAGAAAATAGTCGCATCCGCTTACGTAGCCCCTTTTTGTAATAACGTGTTTTAATCTTGGTAATGTTTTCCATGCCAAGCAGCTTAAACTCCATTGCTACCCCAGACACATTCCCACCAAAGGACTCATCCGTCATACAGGGGATGTGGGAAAATTTATGTATATCCTGCTCGACCGCTTTTTTTAATATCTCCACACCTGTCTCATCAAACGTCCGAGTCAAATATTCTGCTTTTGCATCCTTAGGCAGTTCCAGTAGCTTATCATCCTTAAGCCGTTGTGCTGCGGTTTTTCCGTCAGCATCCTTCGTATCCTCATCCCCAAGCAGGGCACCATAGAGGGCCAGGATAGAATCTATAAACTGCTCCTTGTCGGTGATACGGTCACTCATCAGTGCGTTGTATGCATCTATCAAAGGTATTTGCAATTCAAAGTCGCCTATCGCAAGCTTATTATTCCTATATTCGATTACGGGTACCTCGTCAAAATAATGTGGTTCTGGTTCCTCCAGAAGGGGCTGAGGTCCCTCAATATCGCGGATATCCAGCACATATTTATAATGCCTGGTTAGCACTGTTGCAACATACACCGTCTGATGTCTGTCACTATCATCCTTCCTCGCATAATAATAGACTGCAAATAGTTCCTTCTGCTCTATGGTGTCATCATAGACCACAAATGTGTTTTCAGGCTCCAGCGTCTTGATTGTCAGGTCAGTACCGCCTTCTTCTGGATACACATATTCATAGCACCGTCCATAAATGGATAGGTCAAGGCCATTATCACCGTCCGCCTCATCAGCACCAGCAAACTCAAACGCATCCATTAACGGTTTTATGTCCTGCTGGCTTTTGTAACTTACAGGGTTGCCAATAAAATAAGAGCTGGCGGTATCAGAAATATCCTTCGCATGGTTACAGACCAGCTTTGTTTTCCGCTTCTCCCCCAGTATTTTATGCTGCCCTTCATAGTACCGTTTCAGCTTTCTGAGCCTATGGACCTCCTTCTGGTGTTTCTTGATTAAAGTAAGGATAGCCTGCTTGCACGGATTAAGTTCATTCCAGGAATCCCTTGGTATTGTATAGGTATATATGTCAATCACCTCCTTAATGCAATCCGTAATCGGACTTCTTTCTTATTTTTGCCCTCTTGTTTGTCATTACATCTTCTAGTGCATACCGCACTGCATCAATTGTATGGTTATCCTTGTCTGGATAGCTGCCTTTAAAGTTTCCATTCTTATCCTGCTCCAGTTCATACCCAGTGAATTCCCTGGCCGCATTCGGGCAGCGTTGTTGGTCAATGATAATTTCGTTCACCTCATCAGCCAGGAACTCCATGCCGAAGTCCACGGAGCCCGGTCCCTTCCTTGCTCCTACTACCCGTAGTCCCAATTCATTCAATGCATCAATTGCCCTGGGGTCCTCGCTGTCCGCTGTTACCACTTTATTAAGCGGATTATATTTTTTAATCTTACCAGCCAGCCTGGTATTCCCCATCCGGGTTCCGTACACTTCACCAAATAGAAAAAGACGCTTTCGCGTCCTGTCATAATGCATTTTTTCATATGCTGCCGGGTCAGCGCCGAAACCAAAATCCAGCCCCTGATAAATCCGGTCGAACCGCGCCATTTCTTCCTCTGTGATGGGCCTGACTGTCACATTCTCAAATACCTGGCCTCCGGTTCCTGTAGCAATCCCCAGATATTCATGTTCATATGCTTTAGGTTTGGTCTCCTTCAGGCCTTCAGCTTCTAAAAAGAAATCTTCCCCCAGCCACTCCGCCGGCACTGTCCTATAATCACTGTGGTGGACAATCGTATTCTCCCGGCTTTGAAGGATATCCTGGTTCACCCAGTTATTCATAGACTTTGGGGGATTCCACGAATAGAAAACATAGTATTTCGGACCACCACGCATCAATGACTGAAGTATGGTACGTTCTTCTGCGTCTCCGTCAAACTCTGCTCGCTCCTCAAACCAGATATACTTAAAGTACCCATTTGCCAGCTTTACAGATTTAATCTTTTGCGGGTCATCCGCACCACGGAAGATTATCTTATTTCCAAACGGTATGTATGTCAGGCTCAGTGGCGAATATCGGATTTTCCATTTATCTGGCACACCAAGCGCATTGATTGCCCATATAAGCTGTTGGAACACAGATTCTTCCAGGAACCGCCCTACCTTACGCATTGCAATGGCATTGGCCTGCGGGTCCTGCATCATCCCCAAAGGGATTTCAAGGCTGATGAACGACGATTTTGTGGAGCCACGACCACCAGCAAGTTTATAATGCGTATGCCGATGCGCTGCAATATCCCGGTGGAGGTCATAGAAGGAAGGTGCAATCAGGTCAGATAATCTAACTTGTGTCTGGCTTTGGGATGTCGTCAATTATCATCACCCCTCCTATCTGTCCGCTGTGCTCAATGTCCTGCTTATCCCTCCACTTATCTGGCCTCCGGTTCTTAAGCCAGAATATCTGTGCAGTGGTATCTGGTACAACCTCCTTGACCGTGACTGTGACCTTATCTCCATCGGCCGTTTCCTCTGTCTTGGTTTCCTTGTATGAATATCCAAGTGCTCTCTTAAGCAGTGCATTCTCAACCTGGATGTCAACAACCTCTTTTCCCTTTTTTAGGGCCTCCGATATGTCCGGATACTTCTTTTTCCACTCATATAACGTTGATGGGGTAATTCCGGCATTCTCTGCTATCTGCTCATCTATTAAACCGTCTCGCGCCCAAGCTTCCAATTTCAGCAAGCCTTCCGATGTTAACCAGTATTCAAATTTCCCTTTCGCCATCAGGCTTACCTCCTTTACTCGCTTTATGCTACGCTATTCTCCCATCATCTTCACTGTTTTATCCAATGCCAACATCATGTTGCAGTTCAGTGTTATTTCCGATGCCCATAAGGCCATTAACCGGTAATCCGCAGCAGTTATCTTCTCCTGCATGGTACGTTCCCATATTGCTTTAGCAAGGTCCAGATTCCTGTCAGTAATAACAAGCCGCGCCGGTTTAACTCCTAATAATGGCTTCTCCCATTTCTCTCCCATGTTCTTGTCCTCCTTCATGATATATAAAAGGCACCTGATTACTCAAATACCTCTCTTTCCGCTCTTAATCTGTTCAACTCCTCAATCATAGAATTAGGCACAATACTGTACCCGACCAGTCGTATTTTCCTGGGCGCATCTTGTCCTATCTCTATCAATCCCTTTCCTGCCAGGTGCTCCATGTAAAACGCAACAGATGCAGTGGAGCTCAGACCAACCGCTTTGCCTATCTCCCGTATGGTTGGCGCATACATATGCTCCTGCATGTAATCAACAATGTACTGGTATATCTGTGTCTCACGTTCTGTCATCTTCATATGCTTTCCCCTATCTTAGTCATAATTATATGACATCCTCCTGGCTGTGCATCTGGTAATATATTCCATCAAGGAGGCCCCGGACACCCTGAGTTTCAGGTGCCGGGAATTGGGTAAATAAAAGGCACCCATTGCTGGATGCCTGAATGCTTACACTTTTCTCATTTTAATTATAGCATACCTTTTTTGTTAATTGTGTTAATTTCGTTAATCTTTTACATATTTAGAAATTATTTGCGATATCCTTCCATGGGTATATCCCAATTGTTTCCCCACATCTTTTACTTTCTCTCCTTCAATATATCGAAGGGACAAAACCTCCTTATCCCTGGTATCTCTAATAGCTGAAATGAATTGCTCCACTTCATCCACCTCTTTCTCTGCCTGTTCAATCTCCTGACCCAATCTTTTGATACGCTCTGCTTGTTTATCAGCTTCCACTGGTTCTTCCATCATAACTGTAAAACGCTGTTCTATGTATGGGAAATTAGGACTTGACCCCTTTACTTTTCCCAGCACAGTAGGAATCTCTTTCATCTGCTCATCCTGTATTTTATTCCTGTTTCGCTCAATCAACCGCTTATTCGGCATGTATGATTCCAGTAATTTTCTTGTCAAAATCATTCCTCCTTACCCCGCGCACTTGCCATGCACGGCCTGTGTCTCCTCCGGGTCCTCAATGATATAACACTCCATGGTTGTATTGACATTGCTGTGTCCCAGGACCGCCGCTATGTCCTTAAGTGATGCCCCATGCCGGGCCATGTATGTAGCCAGATACGCCCGGAACCTATGCGGGTGCAGGTTTAACCCTTCAAGCCGCGGGTCACTGGCCACTATCTCTTTGAGCATCTTGCGTATGGTGCAGGTGCACACCCTGCCATACAAACCACCAGTTTTCCTAAAATTAATAAACAGGGCCTCGCTGGTATCTGGCAGTGCCCGGCGCCACTCCAGGTATGCTTCCAGATGTACAATAGCGCGTGGAGTGAAGAACGCTGGCCGTTCCTTGCGTCCCTTACCGTAGATAATGCAGCGTTTCCGGCTGATGTCTATGTCGCCAACATCTAATCCGACCAGCTCTGATATACGCATCCCTGTAGCCACCAATATCTCCACAATGGCTCTATCCCTGACGTGCCAGCAGCCACACCGGATGATTTCCACCTGCTCGTCCGACAGCACCCGCTTCACACGCTGTTCCTCTTTAATCTTATAGACCTTACCCATGGGATTCTTCTTGGGTTTCCGCATGAGGTAACCACCATCTTCCAGCAAATCCTCATTCATGAGCCATTTGTAAAATGACTGAAAGACGTGAATCTTATTGTTAAGGGTGTTATCCTTGTTGTGGTGCTCTGTTTGCTTCCAGGCCAGATAAGCCCTGATGTCATTGCTTGTCACGTCCGCGTAGTTCTTCCGCAGGAATTGGAAAAGGCATTTAAGTTCGCCACGGTAGTTCACGATAGTGGCACCTGTTCTCTTCTCCAATTTCAAACACTGCAGGAACATCTCCACCACCCGCGGGGTATCATCCACGTACTCTGCCGGCAACTGCCGTTCCTCCGACTCTGCCAGGATAGTCTTATTCATCAAATTCATGTACAAGGCCGCCTCGACCTCTTTCTGCCGTCTGAGCTCGTCCCACATCTCCATCTGAGTTACCAATGTGTTTAATACCTGCCGTATAAAAACATCTGTGTTAATCGCTGTCTGCATATTATATCCTCCCTCAATTATGGTATTATTTTCCACTTGTTCACCATGCTTGAGTAAGCTATAATATACTCAAGCAATATCAGAGCGGTGGTAGCATCTTGGCGGGTGTCCACCGCTTATTTTCTTTTACGCACATATGTTCTTTTCTTTCGTTTTTATTTGCCGGGGTAATCCCCCGGCTTGTTTTATCTATACTCGTTTTACCACAATCGGTATCCTGCCCAAATCGTGCCCGCATCCCTTCAATACTTGCGTCACCCTGTCCCATTCATCGGCCAGTTCTGACGCGTTCCCATCCTCCACCCTCACAAAGGTATATCGCTTTTGGTACAGGATACCCACATCACTGTAATGCTCTATCTGCTGCCGGTGCCGGATGCCCAGCATTACCATCAGCTCCGCTGCTCTGTACCGGCCGTCGTATTGGCCACAATCATACAGGTCATAGTACACAGGTTTTGATGCCACGTACAATCACTCCCTTCGGCAGCCTGCGCAGTCCCGGAACCGGGCACAGGCTGGTGTACATGTACGGCGGCGCCGTCCGGATGCGCTCCTTGATGGCCTCGTCGGCCTGAGCGGCCAGGGCCTTACTGCGGTCGATACGGCTGACCTTGGACTGCTTACTGCCTTTCTTTCTCATACCTGCCTCCTAATCATCCGCATCAATTAATATCTCTTTCTCTAAATCTCCACCAGCATTCAGGATATCCACCACAGTAGCCATAACTATGGGCCTGTACTTTTTCTTTGGATACTGCTGGAACACCCCGCCGTCAGAGTTATAACCGTAGATATCAAAATACTTGTTAGCAATATGCTTATCCATCGGAATGGAACTGTTAGTCAGTTTCACCTTAACACCATCGGGGTATGTAAATATAATCTTCCACATGATTTAATCTCCCTTCGTATCGAAAATTTCAGTTTTGGTGCACAATCATGCACCTATTTTATAGGTTGCTCCCAGAGCTTTGAGCACCTTATCGGCCACCTCCACACTCATATCCCTACCCTGCTCCCAATAGATAAGGGAGCGCTTAGACACTCCGGCGGCCTTCGCCAGCTTTGCATGGGATAGGCCCTGCTGTTCACGCTGCTCTTTTAAATACTCTCCGACCTTCATATGTACACGCTCCTTTCTATGTTCTATTTGTTCTCTCACAACTACCACAAATCTCAGTTTTGTGAATCAAACTTAAATGCATGGCCTACACCGATTCCATAGCTTCCAAATACCAACGCTCTTGCAAATTCTCCATTCCATATCTCGATATGTTTTTTCGGATTTGTGTGTTCAGCTTTAGTTATCCATATTAAAGCAATCTTCCAAACCCATAAAATATAAAAATCTTTCCATTTAACTTTAAAAATCAGAGGGCGTTTCCTATCTTTCATCTTTATCCTTTCCGGCTTCACCTTTAAATGCTAATAATGTCAGTATTGCTATTGAATAGTTGCTTTAAAGCTGTTATAATTGAATCAAATAACAGGGAACGCAAAGCCGCCAGCAGACCCTTGTGTGGTTGAAATTCCACACCCATTAGTGAAAACGTCGGGCAGAGCCGTAAGGCTCTTTTTTTGTTCCCTTAAATGTTAATTTCTCAGTCAAATAATCCTGCATCAAGTCGTTTTCCGATGGTCGTTTTATGTGGGTCGAACTCAGAAAATATTACCTGTATTCCATAATCAACCGCGCAAATATGCTCTATCCTGCAACCTCTGTAATCTTGCCATCCCTTGGCAAAGTAGGCAACATCAGCCTTTGATAAGCATGTTATGGAGTATCCTAAATAACCAAGTGGATTCATTTGTACACTGGTAAAAGAGTCTATCACCTCAATGTCCTCATTCAGCAATTTCTTAGCTTCAGCGATTGCCACTTTTCGTTCACTAATAATTTCCTCGTCAGTTCTATCAACCATCGGCTGGCTTATAAATAATCTTTTCATATTTTCCCTTTCTCCGGTAGTCCCGGAAATGTTAATTCTTCTGCTCACGAACTAACCGTTCGCACTCTTCTGTTGATAATTTACAAGCACATCCCTGACAACTTTTCCTTGTCACTGCACATCTATAAGCTTCGTCATATTCGTTTCCATTGCGAAATGGAATAACATCGACATAAGGACAATTATAAAAATCCATAGTTTACTCCTTTTAAAAATCTTAAAATACTGGTAAAACGCTATTGCTATAATTATTAGTATCTCTGCAAAAACAGTGCGAACTACTCCTGCTAAAAATGGATTGATGTACATCGTTTATCTCCTTCTCTTCCTCTTGATTCCCCGGCTTTTGCCGTTCTTCTTAATCCTGGCTCTCTGTCCCATTCTCTAAGTCTCCTTGTGTTCCTGTATTGATGTTGTTCAGTCCAGTGCCATCCTGGGAAACATAGTCATAAGTGCCGGCCGTATAAAGCCATGCAGCATTGGTGCCTATCAGCGCCGCCAGCGTTACCAGAAACGCTATAAACCAATGCTTTGCATTCCTCTTGCTCTGCTCTATTACCTCTACAGCAAAATACTGCTCCAGCCCTTCCCATGTTGGCTTGTCCTTCTGGTTTTCAATGTTCATAAATATTTTCCTCCTGTACTTGCGTAATACAGGAGAAAATGGTAAAATATTCCTGTATCCGCATTAGTATGGTTAATGTGTGATACGGCTCCGGTTGGTGGTTGCACACCGCCGGGGCATTTTATTAATTTGGGTTTAGTGGTATACTTTTATCAAAAGGAGAAAATAAATGTCAACCTCGCAAGACATGTCTACCTTATACTTATCTCTCCAAGAAAAGATTGCTTTGAAATATATAAAATTTCATTCAAAGCTACATATTAATGATATAGAAAACCACAAACATTATAATTCTTTGTATAAAAAGCACTTAATAATAAATATTCCAACAATTAATGGTAGGCCACGTCCTACAGACTTTTATAAAATATCAGACTTTGGAAAAGATTATATCAATTACAAAAATGAACGCCGATTTGAACAATTGTTTGTCCCTGTTATTGTTACCATCCTAACCAATATAGCAATAGACGTGTTGCCAAAGTTGTTAAAACTGATACAAGAACTATTGTAAAGTAGTTCTTTTTTTTCATGTTTCACCTCCTAACCCAAGTATTTTATTTATCTGATTTATGTGTTATAAGTTATCAATGAATAGTTTCGTTGAGAACCATTTTCTGAATCTTCGATACATCCGTGAGTTCAAGTCGGTTTGACATGGCGTCAAATTAACGATTTATGATATCACGTTCCTATTACGCTCTCCCGGCATGCATCCAAAGTGTATGTGCAGCTCCGTCCGCCGCTTTGTCTTGATATACACATGGTCCCCGCTTATCTCCCTGCCGCACTCACTGCAGATATAGACCGGGGATTCGGGCTGTTTTTTTTTTCTTTAGCCACCATCGTTCCTCCTTTTACTTCTGGCCTCCAGCTGGTCCATCAGGTCCTGGAGCATGTGCAATACCAGTGGACAGGATTGATACCGTTCCCGCAGCATCTTCTCCCGCTGCACCACATCCTCCCATTCAGGTGATTTCCAGTCGGGGGGATTCTTATATTGGCGCCAGAACCCATTATAGACATCATTGTAAATACCCTGTACCTGCTGGTCTGTCAGAATCATCACATCATCCAAGGTCATAGGCTTTCCAGCCTCATATAGATTCCTGGCCGCGCTGCCCAGTACTTACAGATTACCTCACTGGCCACTTGGGCATCATCCCGCCAAAATCCCAGGTCTGTCATGACATCCTTAAGCAGTTTAACCAGATTATCTGTATCTGGCTTACTGGTTTTATACTCACCATCCCAGTGGCTGCCCTGGAGAGGAAAGCACCACCAAGTCGTCAAACGGAGCGCACCCTGTGCCGGTTCCTTAGGCACATGCCTTGACATGTGTGCCCTCAGCTTCGCCCTGGCTGCTTTCAACTCTGCTGGCTCATAGAATACCGGCTTCCCGTTTACCACATGCACCTGCTTCTCCTGATGGGTACAGGTGGGTGGTTCCATCGGCATAAAAAAATCAATTATCATCATAATCAATTCCCCGCCATATCTTTTTCATACTTCCTGTATGCCTCCTTAAATGCTCCCATCATTCGTGGTCCTACAACCTGAGAAACCAAATATGTTTTTATAACACGTTTCTTCTTTGCACGCTTCGGAGCATCTGGACCTTCTTCTAACATTTTTGCTAATTTTGAAAATTGATTATTCTCTTTTCCATATTTTTCGGATAGCCATTTTGAAAACGTCAATCAAGTTCACTTCCAATCTTTGTTATTTTTATCACATTTGGTTTTGAATGGAATTTTATATTTGTCAAAGGACAGGGGAAGGAAGGACGGCGGGCAGCGCTTAAGCCCGCCTTTCTTTCCCCCTTTGACCGTCAGGGAAATGTATATATTACCCCCTGTAAGGGGGTACATTTTCCTTCCCTCGGAAAAACTCGGTATTTTCTCGACTTTTTCCCTCAAAGGGAAATTATCGGTAAATTTCGTGTTTTTCACTTTGATAGGGAAAAGGGAAACTATCGTATTTTTCCTTATGAGGGAAATTGTTTCCATTCGAGTTTTTCCTTATGAGGGAAACCCTTTCCATCCGTATTTTTCCCTTTACTTCTTACCCACATTTCCTTCATCGATCCAGAATCCGCCATGCTCTTTTATACGGTTCCGAACTGTTTTTTCGGTTGTCCCCATACTCTCCGCCAGTTCTTTCACAGTTACTTTTCCATCCTCATTGAAACTTTTAAGGGACTCATACTGCTCTTCCAGGCTCTGCATGCGGTCCTTTTTAGCCTGCTCAGGCGTCCGTTTTTTCTTGAAGTTTTTTTGCCATGATGCCCCGTCAGCCTCCGGCTGTATATCGTTCAGAATGCCCACACCGTCCACCCTATGGCAGGGATAATCAAACCATAGGTTGACCGCGGGGAACTTCGGAAACTCTCTCAGAGTCCCCTCAATGCGCCAGGCCGTCACAGCCCTGGCCCTTATCTTAGCGGCCTCCACAATGCGCTGCAGGGCCGCCCATTGCCATTTGTCCAGCTTATTCTCGCAGTAAATGAGCATCTGATAGCTGCTGCATAAATCATCCTCTGACAGGTCATCCTCCCATTTAAAATGGGCATCCAGGTACTGCTTGCAAGCCGCACACACAGCCTTGTTCTCCTCGGCCTTAAGCACATCCTCAGACAGTTCAAGCTCTATCATATCCAGCATAGCGTCCGGGTCGCGGGCAAACACACCGGAGCCGGATGCCCGGTCCATGGCCTTCTTGCTTCCCTGGCCGCCCTTACTGTGGTGATGGCAATAGATGACTGCCACGCCCAGTTCCGTACAGACTTTATCAAACTGGTTGCAGAAGTTGGCCATCTGGTCCGCGCTGTTCTCGTCGCCTGTAATGACCTTATAAATAGGGTCAATCACAATGGCTATGTAGTTCTTCTTGGCGGCCCTGCGTATGAGCATCGGCGCCAGTTTGTCCATAGGCCGGGACTTACCACGCAGGTTCCAGATATCAATGTTTTTAAGGTTGTCTGGCTTCCATCCCAGGGCCTGGTATACATCCCTGAAACGGTGCAGGCAGCTGGCCCGGTCCAGTTCCAGATTCACGTACAGAACCCGGCCCTGTGTGCACTTCCATCCCAGCCACTCCCTGCCCTCCGCAATGGCTATACACATCTCAATCTGCAGGAAGGACTTTCCGGCCTTTGATGGCCCGGCTATGAGCATCTTATGGCCCTGCCGCAGCACACCGTCAATCAGACATGGCGCCAGCTCCGGGAGGTTGTCCCAGACATCCTCCAGACTCTCTGGATCCGGCAGATCGTCATTGACAGACTCAATCCATTCCTTCCATTCGCTCCAGTTAGCCTTCCCGATATTGGTGTCCATCAGGAACTGTTTATGTTCCCCACGGATAATCCCGGGCATCCTGGACAGTCTGGATGGGTTACGGTTCTGCGGGTCTATCTCCAGGCCGTTCTTCCGGCAGATGTCGTACAGGTAGTCCACACGCTTCCGGTATTCCGTATAGTCTGCGGCATCCACCCGCACAATGGCGTGCAGGCTTTTCCCTCCACTGTGCACCAGGCAGGCCACCGGAAGCTCCAGCTCCCTGATGATGGCATTCTGTTTTTCAATGTCCATTCCATCTGACTCAACCAGTGAATACCTATAGTCTGCCACATTGGCATCACGGACACCTGTTCCATCCAGGGGATTGAACCGTATCCAGGCCCCTCCTGCTGGGTTATAGTCACCCATTACTTTCCCTATGTCCCCATCACAGTTTGCCAGGGCCTCAATCAATTGCCCTGCCGTACGGTCAAATGAGCCTTTATCCGTGGGTTTCCATCTTCCATCCTCCGCCTGATAGCTCTTAACCACATAACCCACATTCTCACCGGCTTCAAACAGTGTTTCCAGATAGGTGATAAGCTGCTTCACTGGGTCCCATCTGCCGGGTTCCTGTATTTCCCGGCCTTCCACCCAATTTTTATCTATGACAATTCCCTCGGAAGATATGGCGTCATCCCAGTCCAGTGCATGTCCCGGGTCATAAGGCGGCATCCACCCCTGTTCCCTGGCGTACTGGACAATGGTACCGCCCGTCACTGGTGTACCATGGCCATGGAAACCATTCCATTTCTTCTGGCACTCCCCAGGATGATACCTGCCGGGGTCCCTCTGGCTCCATGCATCCCAGATTTCCACGCTGTATCCCTCCTGGTCCAGGGCCATCCCTACATTCAGCCATTGCTGGTAATCCAGTTCCGCCGGCTCTATGCTGTTTAAGACCTCCAACAGGTCATACTGGTTATTCTCCATGGCTTACTCCTTATCTATCAGGCACATACTCACTGGGGTTGACTCCTCTCGGTGCCCCGGTCCATCCTGCCGCTGCTATCCTGTCAATCATGTTTTTTCCTGCCTCAAAACTCCAGGTCCCCACATGCTGGAACCCGTATTTCTCAAGGCATCGAATCTGCTTCGGAGTTGTCAGACCTTCCTCCTGTCTCTTATGGAGACGGTCCAGTATCATGCTGGCCTTTCCAGCATTGTCAATATCATCCGGGAGGATACCCCGTTTCTCCAGTTCTTTCTTCTGGCTATCGGACGGCGGCGCCAGTTCCCATCCAAATGCAGGGACATATCCGGCCAGGTCCTCCGCCTGTATGCTCATCTCAAACTGCAGCGGATCCACCAGCTTCTTCTTCCGGTTCCGCATCTCACGCAGCCGCTTGGCCAGGGATTCCTCCCTTTCTGCAATTACATCCTCTGACGCCTTTTTCTCTGCTTCCTCGATGTCTACAGGACAGCCGCAGGCCTCCTCCATGTTTTCGGTCATCTTCTGGGCTACTTCCCGGTCCGTGCAGATAAGGTCTGCAGGATGACACAGCTCATGCCGCTCCGTGTGCCACAGGAAGTCCAGGAGCAGCAGATGCTCCTTGCCGGGATGCAGCCGGGTTCCGCGCCCTACCATCTGACTGTACAGGCTCCTGACCTTGGTCGGTCTTAGCACCACAATACAGTCAACGGATGGGCAGTCCCACCCTTCTGTCAGCAGCATGGAATTGCACAACACGTTGTAATCCCCGCGGTCAAATGCTTCCAACACTTCCGCCCGGTCCTTACTCTCCCCGTTGACCTCAGCAGCCTTGAATCCTTTTTCGGTCAGAATGTCGCGGAATTTCTGGCTGGTCTTAACTAGTGGAAGAAAAACCACTGTTTTTCGGTTCTTACAATACTTTTCCATCTCGTCCGCAATCTGGTACAGGTATGGGTCAAGGGCTGTTGCAATGTCCCCCGCCTTGAAATCACCGGACTGCATGGACACGCCTGAAAGGTCCAGCTTTAATGGTATGGTCAGCGCTTTGATAGGGGACAGGTATCCAGCCTTGATGGCCTTGGGAAGAGTATATTCATAGGCCAGGCTGTCAAACACCTGCCCCAGGTTTTTCATATCTCCACGGTCTGGGGTCGCTGTTACTCCCAATACCCTGGCCTCGTCAAAATGTGCCAGTATTTTCTGATAGCTGTCTGATATGCTGTGATGGGCCTCGTCAATGATGATGGTGTTGAAATAATCGGCAGGGAACTGTCCCAGCCGTTTTTCCCTCATCAGAGTCTGGACGGAACCGACCACAACCCGGAACCAGCTGCCCAGACAGGACTGCTCCGCTTTCTCCGTGGCACATCCCAGTTTTGTAGCCTTGGCAATCTTATCCGCCGCCTGGTCCAGGAGTTCGCCACGGTGGGCCAGGATTAACACCCGGTCCCCACGGCGCACACAGTCCTCCGTCACCTTGGCAAATACGATGGTCTTACCGCAGCCTGTCGGCAGGACCAGGAGTGTCCGAAGGACACCCTTGTCCCATTCCTGGAAGATAGCTTCCTTTGCCTCAGATTGATAGGGTCTTAACTCCATTAAAAATCACCAGCCTTAAACTGTTTCGGTTCCGGGGCAAGGTATTCGTCCACCTTGTTATTCCTGCGCTGTTTCCCATTCTTATCCTTATACTCGTTGACATAAATTTTGAATCTTCCCGTGGCTCCAGGAACTTCATTCCAGCGCGGTTTCAGTTTCTCCCCCTTCTTACGCTGTCCGATGCACAGAAAGAACTGACAAAGTTTCCACTCCATCTTGCTATTCAGGATAAGGTCATCAAAAACATGGTGTTCGTTTCCGTCTGAGTCTTTGATGACGCAGTCAATTGTTGCCTTGTTGCAGGCTGCCATCTTGTCGCTGCCCGCAAACCTCCCTCTCTCCATGGTCCTGATTTCAAAATCGTATTCTCCATCTGGTAATGGCTCAAAATCAGAACCTTCATTTTCTATCTGGTCATCCCAGCTTAATTCCCTGCCCAATGCTTCATTCATATCATTCATGTATCACATATCCTCCTAATTGAATACTAATGCGTCCTTACCCTTCATTTCCTTAATCATTCCATACACTTTATCCCAGGCGCCTACCAAGCAGCCGTCCACAAAATCCTTCGGGTAATCCCGTACGGGCATGTCTCCCGGAAAATACCCTCTTGCCTCCACCACGACCTGAATGTCCCACTCGCAGACATCATTTGCTATCATGAGGTCCCGCAGGTTCTTGGGAATGCGTTCATCCACATTAGACAGCTCCGGCTGGTTTACAGGCTCATCATTAGCAGGTTCCGGTGTTTCCGCTTCTTTTGCAGGCTCCTTAGCGTCCTTGCCATTACTGACTGGCTGCTCCTGGGGTGGCGGCAGGTTTTTAGTGGCTGTGGCCGGCGCCTCCCGTTTCTCAATCGGGGATGATGTGCCCGTCTGGGCCTGCTCGATGATATGCCGGATGCTGTCATACTCAAATGGTACCTCATCCGCCAGCCCATACCGGTTCTTGGCATCCCAGCAGCTGTGGTGTGTGGTATACATGACACGCTTTCCGCCCTGGGCCTTATTCTTGCCTTTCTGGGCCCCCTGACCGTCCACATTGACCGCAAACGTCTTGTAATTACAGAACAGTACCATGTCGGCCCATTCCTTCACCATTGGGGCCGTCTGCTTGGTCAGCTTCATCTCCCAGCGGTCATAGGCCCCCAATTCATCCGGCTGTTCAAATTTCCTTATTTTTGCATGGGCCGTCAGGACAACATTGACACCGGTCTTAACCACCTCCTCCAACAGGTTTAGGAGGCGCCCAAATTCTTCTTGGACATAGGTATATCCCTTACCATAACCAAACTCCTCAATACTGCCCTTGTGGTTCTTATCGCATATCTGGACGATGCAGAGCATCTCAGCCCAATCTGCTGTATCAATAACCAGTGTCTGGCACAGGCCTGGAGTGCGCTTCACTTCCATCACTTGTTCCATGAGCATCATCCAACTGCTGGGTGTTGGAGTTCTGGCCACGTCCATGTCCTTTGTAGAGCCCTCTGTATCTATAAAGAGAGGGTCTGGGAACATAGACGCAAACGTGGACTTTCCTATGCCCTCAGGACCATACACAACTACTTTCTTAGCCCCGGGTATCTTTCCCTTAATGATTTCCATTAAAAATCACCTGCCTTCCATCCTGTCTGTTTTGGAGGCTCAGGAGCCGCTGGCATATCCTGTCCTGCCACATATCCGTCCTCAATTATGATGCTGCATTCATCCCCGGTACTTACCCGTGTTGCAATCGCCTGCAGCCCTTCCTGCTCCAGCCACTGTCCAAACTCCTGCAGTGTATCCAGATCCATCTGCTCCAACTTGTCCAGGAGTACAAAACCACAGTCGGGGTTAAGCCTGCGTACAATTGCGGTGGATACCCGGAGCTGTTCGGAGCCTGACATGTTGTCCCACTTCTGGCCGTTATAAATAAGCTCCCCTTCCTCCACTGAAAGGCCTGGAAGTGGGAGGTCGGCCCCCTTTAATAAATCAGCCTTTTGCTTCCTCACCGCTTCAATTTTGGTGGTAAGAGTATTGTATTGTGCCCTGTATTCCTTGGCATCCTCTTCGGCCTTGTCCTTATCCAGGTTGGCCCGTACCTTGCGGTTGGTTTCCTCTATATCTGCAATATTCTGTTCCAATTCCGCTGTCGACTGGTCCGCCAGGCTCTCCGCGCTCCCCCTGGCAATCTTAAGGTCAGTATCCAGCTGCTCCTGTTTATGCAGTAAAGCCTGTATCTGCTCTGTAACCTGCTGGTATTCCTGTTCCAACCGGTGGAGGCATTCACGTTTCCTCTGATTCTCCCCGTTCTGGGCAAGTATCTCCTGCTGCTGCCGAATCAGTTCGGATGCAGATATGGGGGTGGATGGGACATCTGGAAAGTAAGGCTGTTCTTTTGCATACTTCTCTTTCTGGTCAGCCGTTCGGCCTATGTAGGTACGTTCGTTGAACATCTCTTTTTCCTGACGTTCTAATTCCGCCAACTGAGGACCAATACCTATAATCTGCAATAAAGTGTTTGCCTTTTCTTTACTATTGGCTTCCATAAACTTTGGGAGGTTCAGAGCCAACTGCTCCACGAACCCATCCAAAAGCTGCTGCCCGGCCTTCTGACCACTGGGGTCTGTCACCTTAAGGCTGCTGTTCTTCCCCTTTCGCTCTACGACCAGGCCGTTATTCATAACAATGCGCAGATTGGGCGGGATGGTGGAGCCCTCCCTGGCTGCCTGTGATGGTCGGAACCGTTCCCCTCCCAGGGTCCACGCTATAGCATCCAGGACAGAGGTTTTCCCCTGGTTATTTTTGCCTCCTATAATAGTGAGCCCGTTCGTTGACGGCTCAATTTTGACCGCCTTGACCCGTTTTACGTTTTCAATTTCAAGTTTGTTTATCTTTATTGACATTTAAAGCTCCTCCTTACTTATTGTCCCCGCAGACAAACAGATACCGTTTGTCCAGCTGCACTGCCACCTCTGTATGCTCCAGTTTCTCCAGGCTGCTCACATCAAAGCCCAATTCCTTTAGATACTCCATGCACCGCTTGACACTTGACTTAAGTTTCAGCTCCGACAGCACTGCTGCATAATTGGCACCGACCTTCCTCTCGTCGTCCTCATATTTCTTTTTGAGCTGTGTAAGCTTTTTAGAATCATATTTAATAGCGTTCCGAACTCTCCTATCAACCGGGTCAATCTTATCAAGGTAGTAGGATAATCCATAGCATGACGCAGTTTCATAAGACATCTCCTGGCTATCACGCATAAGGTTTATAAGCTTCTCATGCTCCCGGTTCATCTCCCGCATCGAGGCTTCCAGCTTTTTAATTATATCGGCGGCCCCACTTTCCTTGAATATCCGGTCCTCCTCTTCCTTGACTGCCTTTTCATACGCATCCTGCAGGCTCCTGAATGCTTTATCCCGGACCCTATATACCCAGTGGGTTACTTCTTTTTTGGTAAGCATCTTGCTTTTCCTCCTAAAATCCCTTACAATAAAGGTGTGTTGTTTTTTAGTTATTGGGCCTCTTTGCGGTTGCCGCCGCTGGGGTCCATCTCTTTTTCCCTGAGCTCGTCCAACATCTCCAACAGTACGCTGTGGCTGTGGTTGTCATCTTGTCCTGGTGTGTAATCAAGGGCAAACTCCAGGGCCGTTATACGTCTTGATATATCAAACATCCTGACACCTCCCTACTCTTTGACATAGACAGACTTGGTATCGTTGTCATATACCAGCTGTAGCGTGTTGCCAATATCGTCCTCTATCATGGCCTCGTTGTCATGTACGGCCAATTTAAAATAGCGTATCTCAAAACCTTCTGACTGCAGCCACTTGCGGATTGCGTACTCCGCGATGCTCTTTGCGCCTTTAATCATTTCTCATCACCTCCCCGCACAAATCCTTTGAAAATAAGGTCTCATAACTTTTGATTACCTGTTCCAGTGACTGAATCTCCGTTTTAACAACATCCATTTCGTTATTTAGATATATCAGTAGATTCTGTTTTTTGTTCAGTTTATTTTTTGCTGACAGATAAGCTTTCCTTGCGGACTTATTTGGATTTCCAACCTTTCCTGACTTCTCCAAAATCTGTTTCAAACGCTGCTCCACACATTGCCTGCTACATCCCATCACCATGCCGATTTCTTTATAGGTCATTCCCTGCAAACGCAACTCGACAGTTTTTCTCTGTAAATATGTAAGCTCCGTCAGTTCAACACTTGAAAATGTCTTTCTTATCTGTTCCATGGTATCATTTTCATTTTGCATTCTGGCCGCATTCATTTTTGCAATTCGCTTACATGATGAACAGATTCCATCCTCCGACAGGGTAGGATTGCCGCAAATATTACAACGCCTTTCCTTCTTTTTTAGAGTCAATTTTGCCTTAGCAATTTGTTCAGCCTTTGTTGACCATGTGAGGTTATTCACACTATTGTTAGATGGATTCCCGTCAATGTAGCTGACATATGGTTTGTTCTCTGGATTTGGTATGAATGCCTCCGCAATCAAGCGGTTAACAAAATAGGCTTTTTGTTTCCCATTCTCATACAGGCTGACTGATGCTTGTTTTGTTGTTCGGTTTATAATTACATTGGCTTTTACTTTACCATCTGGTCGAATCTTATAGACCGAACCATCAGTATGTACTTCCAAACGACCATCCAAGACTATCCTTGCCTCATTTTGCATTATTATCACCTCCTACTTACAGCCTCACACCCATGGCCAGTGCCATGACCACGATAGATACCATCCACATCCCCAGCAGCCAGATGACCGTCGGTACAATCCACTTAGCTGCCCTCATGATTGGGCCGTCCCGGCGCCTCCTGCGCCGTCGGAAGGTCACCATACGCCTGTGCCCCATGATATTGGTCATCACCGCAGTTGCCGGTCCCACAAAATCCACACGCCAGCCGGGATACTGGACTGCTGCTTTGGCGCGGATGGCTAACTCAGTTACTTTTGTCATT